ATTAAAACTTAATATTAGCACTCGGATAGATAGACTGCTAAAAAAAAGAAGTGAAAGAGTAGAAGTAACTGCTGACAATGTGCTGAATGAAATAGCAAAAGTAGCATTTATGCAAGAAGCAGATTTTTATCATGAAGATGGCACTCCTAAGTTAGCATATGAATTAACAGATGCTCAAAGAAGTGGACTTAAATCATACTCTGTAAAAAGAATAAATTTAGGTGATGGAGAATATATAGACATTCCAATATTCACAGCACACGACAAATTAAAAGCTTTAGAGATGGCAGGTAAGCATTTAGGAATGTTTACAGAAAAAAGAGAAGTTTCACTCAATGGAATTATAGAACACACTAAACTTCCAGAAAAGAACGAAGATAATTAATGCAAAAAAACACTTGGACTCCAACAGCTAAACAAAACATTATGCTTTCAAGTACAGCAGATTATATTTTATTTGGGGGGTCAAGGGGTGGGGGGAAAACAGATTGTGCAATAAGATGGTTTTTATATGATTATAATCACCCACTTTTTAGAGGGCTTGTAATAAGACGTAATGCAAAAGACTTGACGGACTTTGTTGATAGAGCAAATCAAGTGTGGAGTGCATACGGAGCTAAGAAAACAGGAAACCCTGCAAAGTTTACATTTCCTTCTGGAGCAATTGTTTATACAGGGCATCTTGGAAATGCTGATGCTTATACAAGTTATCAAGGGCACGAATACCACAAAATACTGGTCGAAGAATTAACTCATATTCCAACCCAAGAACTTTTTGAAAAACTTATGGGTTCATTACGTTCAACAGTTCCAGAACTGCAACCTCAATTTTTAGGAACAACAAATCCCGGTGGTGCAGGTCACGAGTGGGTTAAAGAATATTGGCATATAACAGATGAAAAAACAACAAACGGAGAAAAATTTTCTGAAGGCGGACTCTCAAAACTATTTGTACCTGCAAACATTGAAGAGAATAGGCACTTAGCAGATAAAGACCCTAAGTATGTTCAGTTCCTTAAAAATCTACCTCCTGAATTAAGAGCAAAATGGTATGAAGGTAGTTGGGAAGATATAGATACAGAAAATCAATATTATGCTTCAACTATTTCAAAAGCAAAGAAACAAGGACGAATCACAAGCGTTCCAATAGAATCAAGTCTAAGAACTTTTGCTGCCATAGATTTAGGTGTAAATGATAGAATGGTTCTATGGCTATGGCAAAACCACGGTAAAGAAACAAGAATTATTGATTGTTATGCTAATAGAAATGAGCCTTTAAAGCATTATAGTGATTATTTGTATAAATTAAGAGATGAGTTTGGAATAAGCATAGACACTTTATTTGTTCCACATGATGCAAGCGTAAGAAGTATGACTAGCGATACACTTCAAACAAGATACGAGAAGCTTGTTGAACTTGGATTTAATGTTGAATTTGCACCAAATGTTGGATTAGAAGATGGAATTGAATCAGTTAGAGAATTATTACCTCATTGTTATTTTGATGAAAAAAGAACTAAAGAGGGTGTTAGAGGACTAAGAGCATATCAAAAAGAATTTGATGAAAAAATGAACAGATATAAAAATCAACCGCTACATGATTGGGCTTCAGACTATGCAGATGGATTTAGATATGCTGCACTTTGTGTTCCTCAAACAACAAGTGGTTCAAATAATGATATAATGCAACTACAAAAGAAAAACTTTATGATGAGGGGAAGACATGGAAGATAAAATAACAGGAATTGTTAAAAAGCCTATTCAAGTAAGAGAGGGCAATGACAAACAATCTATTATAAAAGAAGCAGTAGACCGTGCAATGCTTGGATATGAATATCACAAAGATAACATGAATAGAGCAGAAACAAATCTAAAGTTTATTTTTGGGGAACAGTATTCTGCTGATGATTTACAAGAGAAACAACTTGACAATAGAATAGCTTTAACATTTAACAAACTTCCTCAATTTATAAATAAAGTAACAGGGGCACAACGTTCAAGCGTAGACTCTATCAAAGTAACAACAACAGGAGCTTCTATTTCACATAAAGAGCCTGTTATGGTAACAGGAAATGGCAAAGAATTAACTGTCACACAAATACAATCTGATTTAATTAGAGATATAGAATATCAATCAAATGCTATTGCATGGTACAAAATGGCATTTAAACACGCACTAGAAGGTGGCTTTGGATGGCTAAGAGTTTTAACACAATATCAAGATGATGGATTTGATTTAGATGTTAGGATAAAAGGAATAAGGGATAGATGGTCCGTAGTTGTAGACCCTAAAGCAAACGAAACAGATAGAAGTGATATGAATTGGGCTTTCGTTTCAGAACGTATCAGTTTAGAAGAATTTCGTAAACGCTATCCTGGTAAATCAACAGAAGGCCTTACTTCAGAAGTCAATGACTATCAAAATACTTTTTGGGNAGGAAGAAGAAACGGTCACAGTTTCAGAATACTTTAGAAGAGAGCCATACACAAAAACGTTAGTACTTTTAAGCAATGGCGAAACTCACGACAAGAAAGAGATTAAAGAAGACCTCGAAGAACTTAAGAATCAAGATATTACAATAGTAAAAGAGAGAAAAACAACTGCTTACAAAGTTATATGGTGTAAAATGAACGCTATGGAAATACTTGAAGATGAGATAGAGTTTCCTACATCAACAATTCCTTTAGTTCCTATATTGGGGAGAGAAACAGATTTTAGAAATAAAAAACTAACAAAAGGTTTAATTGATGATGCAATAGATGCACAAAGAGCATTAAACAGAATGAGAAGTTCAGCACTTGAAAGAATTGACGTTTCTCCACTAGCTCCTTGGATTGCTACAGACAAAGCTATTGAAGGTTATGAAACAATGTGGTCTGAAGCTAACTCAACTAAATATTCAACATTAGTCTATAAAGCAGGACAGCAACCACCACAAAGAACATCAGGAGCAACAATGCCTGTTGCAGAATTACAGATAACAGGTGTCTTAGATGATGATATGAAAGGAAGCATCGGAATATTCAATGCAAGTCTTGGTGCAACTTCAAACGAAATTAGTGGTAAAGCAATAAAAGCAAGACAAACGGAAGCAGATGTTGGAACTTATGAGTTTATAGATAACTACAAAAATGGACTTAGAAGAGTTGGGTTGCTATGTACTGAACTAATCCCTAAAATATATGATACAGAAAGAATTGTAAGACTAAGAGGACTTGATGGTACAACAGATACAATTGAAGTTAACAAAGTTCAACAAAATAATGAGACAGGAGAACAAGAAGTAATAAATGATCTAAATTTTGGTAAATTTTCAGTTGTTATCTCAAGCGGTGTTGCTTACGAAACTAAACGAGAAGAAAATGCTGATAAGATATTGCAACTTATGAAAGTTAATCCACAAGTTGCACAAGTTGGTAGTGACTTACTTGTTAATAACTTAGATTTTGCAGATAGTGAAGTTCTTGCTGATAGATTAACTAAAATGATACCACCTAACTTATTAAGCAAAGAAAAACAAGAAGAACTTGCAAAAGAACAACCTCAACAGCAAGGGCCAACTCCAGAACAAATTGCACAACAAGCAGAAATGCAATTTAAACAAATGGATATGGAAGCTCAAAGACTAGAAAATGAAGCTAAAGTTCAAATTGAAAATACAAGACTTGAAACTGCGAGAGTTAACTTAGAGATAAAACAAACTGAACTTAGAGGGAAAGAGGTAGACAATGAAAACAAAGCTGATGAAAAGGAAGAGAAAAGAAGAGATGAAATAGCCAAAAACATAGCAAATAACATATCAAGAGGGAATTAGGTGCTAACAATAGCTAACAATATCATTCAATATCATTTTATGGTATAATACAAAAAGCAAATTCATTTTTGCAATTTACGATTAATAGGCGGAACTTATGAGCGAAGAAATCAAGACTGAACAAGTCGAGAAGCAACCAGAGGTTGAAGATAACGGAATAGTTGTATCATCACTAGAAGATGATATGAACGCATTAGGTGTACAAACGGAAGTCAAGCAAGAGTCTAAGGAAGAGGATACTCAACCTAAAGAAGAAGCAAAAGACGAAGTGAAACAGCCTAAAAAAAGCCGTTCTCAAAGAAGGATTGAGCGATTGGCAAAGGAAAATCAAGAACTCAAAGAGCAACTTGAAACGCAAGAGTCTAAGCCACAGGCTAAAGAAGACGCACTTATACCAGATGCAGAAGATTTTGAAAACTATGAGGACTATGAAAAAGCCCTTGAAGATTTTAATAATCCTCCTGTAAAAGCCAAACCAGAACAACAACCCAACGAAGATGCTCGAATTGCAGATATGAGAGAAGACGGAGTTGAAGAATATGAAGACTTTGAAGAGCTTGTAACAGCACCAGATTTAGCATTAACGCAATCGGTACTTAATGAAGCACTTGAAGCGGAAAACCCTGCGGACATAGTCTATTATTTAGCAACTCATAAAGATGAAGCTAAAAAAATAGCAGGTATGAGTCCAAGACAAATGAGTAAAGCACTCGTAAAAATAGAAATGGATTTAGAAAAGAAACCTGCAAAAAAAACAAAGGTGACGAAAGCACCTGAACCAATCAAGCCTGTTGAGGGAGGAAGTGCAACAGTTAAAAGCTTAAATGACAACGATTTATCGTTTGAAGACCATGAAAGACTTTTAAACTCACGAAAAGCACAAAGCCCAGGCGGATTTATTTAAAATTAACAAAGGAAAGATATGCCACTTTTAAACGGTGATGGAAACGCACTTTTAACGACGGACAAAGTTGCTAACGATATGTTAGCGAGATGGAAGAACAATTTAGTTCTTTGTAAATCAGTTTACAGAGATTTAGAGCAACAATTTGGTGAGATTGGTGATACAATCAACGTAAAACTTCCAAATAATGTTATTGTAAATAGTGGTAATGTAGCAACAACTACAACTCCATTAAATGATAAAACAGTTGCTTTAGTAGTAAATCAACAAAAAAACGTAAAGTTTGCATGGGGAATGAAAGACAAAAACCTTTCAATTTTACAATTTGGTGAAAGATACCTAGAGCCTGCTGCAAATAGACTTGCAAATGTTGCTGATTTAGCGGTAGCTTCTGAAATGCAAAAAGCTTACTTTCAATTTGGTACAGTTGGTAATCCATTGTCATATAATGATGTTACGCTAGGACAAGCATATGCACAAGAAGTTGCAATTCCAACAGATAATATGTGTCGTTTAATTACAAACACTATAGATAGAGCTAATATCTCAAACGGTATCAGCACACTAAACCAAGAAGCAATGGTTAAAGAAGCAATCCAAAAAGGTTACGCAGGAGAACTTGCGGGTTTTAACACTTTCTTTTCTCAAAATGTACTTACTCATACAGTCGGTAATGATGCAGGAACAGAAGTTGTTGATGGTGTTGTTGGAAATGGAAATCAATTAGCTGTTAAAACAACTCAATCTGGAGCGTTTGCGGTAAATGATAGATTTACAATTGCAGGTGTTCAAGAAATTAACCCAATCACTAAAAAGATAACAGGAAGACTTCAAGTGTTTACTGTTTTAGCAGGTACTTCCGCAGGTCTTACCACTACTCTAACAATTTCTCCAACTATTAATGATGGTACAGGAACAACTTTAGACGGTGAAGGCAACTCAATTACAACTGCAATGGATCAAAACGTAATCACAGATGGTGCAACTGACCCTGCAATTACTGTAATAGGTGATGCAAACGGTGTTTATCGTGAGAACTATATTATGCACAGAGATGCAATAGCTATGGCAATGGTGTTCTTGGATTTACCTGTAAGCGGGCATGGTAGTCGTGCAAGTGACAAGCAAACAGGTCTTAACATATCTGTTTCAGAGTACTTTAATGGAGACCAAAATCAAAACAACCTAAGAATGGATATTCTATATGGTACAAAACTCGTTAGACCTGATTTAATTTTCAGAGCTACAAACCAAAAAATTGGTTAATCGAGGGGAGATTCGCTCTCCCTTTCTTTAACTTATTAAAGGATTAAGCATGGTAATTAAAAGACATTTATATAATTCTAAGGGCGAATACAAGTTGTATGAAGAAGGTACAAAAGAATACAATCAAGCAATCAAGGCAGGACATTGTCTTACTAAAAAAGAAGCTATGGGAAAAAAGAAGTCGACTAAGAAAACTTCACCAAGCTTATTAGACTCAAAAGGAACAAAAGATGCTAAGTAATCATGGCGATACTATAGAAGGTGTTACTCTAAGACAAAATTTAGTAAATGTAGTTCTTGCAGATGGACCAATCAAAGATATAAATCATGTATATTGTAAAATAGCAGGAAATCTTACGATAGAATGGCAAGATGGAACAACAGAAATTGTCGCTTTTATTGTAGGAGAAGCACACCCTGTCGAAGGAGCAAAAACAGATACAGCTACAACAGGAACATTCCACTTTAGTAGAGACTAAGGAGCTATTATGTTAATAAGCACAACCATCAATGACGCTCTTATACAAATAGGAGTTATTAACCCTATAGATGAAGCTTCCCCACAAGAATATTCTTTTGGGCTAAGAACTCTTAACAGAATAGTAGATGCTTACAACGGTCAATCTTTAATAGTTACATATTTACAAGATATATTTTTCCCTCAACCAACAGCAGGATGGAAGAACAGTGTAACTATAGGAAACGGGTTAGAAATAGATCAAGCTTCCCCTTCTGATGTACAAGGTGCTTTTTTTAGACAAGACGATACAGATCATCAACTAAAGCCAATGAGTTTTAATGAGTGGTCTCAAATTGCATGGAAAAATAGTGAAGGTATTCCATCGAGGTATTATCTTCAATATACAGATAATAATAATATAAAAATTTATTTTGATAAAATTCCGCAGAACAATCTTACTCTTCATCTTATGGCAAAAATGCCCTATACGGGTGTGAATGGGGAAGGTAACGACTATATTCCTACTGATAATATTAATTGGAATTATGGTTTTGAAAAAATGCTTATGTTGAGATTAGCGATAGAACTTTGTCCTTCTTATGGATTAAAAGCATCAGACGAATTAAAATCACTAGCAAACGAAGCTGAGAATGATGTAAAAGCTAGAAATTATCAGTCTGTTGGGCTTAGAATAGATATGGGCTTAAGCAATGGCACAAGGGATTCAAGAAACAATAGAGCAAGGTATTAAAATGCCTGACAATTTAAAACAGATACCTTTTGCAGTTTCGAGTGGTTCTGCTTTTTCTAAAAAAAACAATGACTCAAATTTAATAAATATGTATGTTCATGTTGAAGAAGAAGGCTCAAAAAGTAGCTTTATACTTATGAATACTTCTGGACTTCAACTTCAACTTACTTTTCCTTATGATGTATTAGGAATTTATCAATTTTTAGGCGTTACCTATGTAATTACTACTAATATGTTTTATTCTATTGTTGAAGGTGTTTTAATAGAGATTGGAGAAGTTGATTTAACAGATAAAGTTTTTATAGCAGATAATGGAATAGATATGATTTTTGTTGCTAGAAATGGATATGCTTACACTCCTTCAACAGATACACTAAAAGATATGTCAACAGAAATAGGATGGTTTCCTGCTGATACCATAGACTATATGGACGGATACTTTATTTTTAATAGAAATAAAACAGGGCAGTTTTTTATATCA